TGGAGGTCGTGCAAAACGGCATGACCGAGAAGGAACTGCGCAAGGCCTTCTACGAAGCCATCCCCGACATCACCGACGCGCACGCCCGCAAGGTTGCCTTCTACCGCGCCCGCGATTGGGCCATGAACGCCGGGCTGATCGAGATCGCCGGTCTGGAACGCCACGTCATCGTGCTGCAAGGGGGCAACTGATGTGTGCCGTTTTCAGCCCCAAAACGGCACAACAAAACGGCACAAACAGTGGAACGGCACTCGCGCGCGCGTTAGCAAAACGGCACTGTGCCGTGCCGTTTTGCGTGCCGTTTCGGCCCTGTGCCGTGCCGTTTCTGTGTGCCGTTTCAACGCCAGACCTAACCTGACCAGGAGCCGACGATGCAGATCGACGAGCGTTTTCTGACCGTTCACCCGCGCACCGCGCTGTGGTGGCAGCAGCGGGAGCAGTGCGCGACGTGTCGCTGGCAGCGCGAGAAGCCTCAGAACCACGAGAAGCGCAACGGCGGCGGATTGGCCTGCGATGCCGCGCCAGGCAAGGGCTGGTACGGCGCCTTCAGCTGCATCAGCGCGCGCGATGAGGGCTCGCCCTGCGGCCCGGATGCCCGGCTGTGGCAGGCCAAGAATGCGGAGGTGGCAGCGTGATCCGCTTCACCGTCCCTGGCGCCCCGCAGGGCAAGGGCCGCCCGCGCGTCGGCAAGATCGCTGGTCAGGCGCGCATGTTCACGCCGAGCAAGACCGTTGCCTACGAGGGCCTGATCGCCCACGCGGCAGCACAGGCGCTCGCTGGCCGCCCGCTGCTCGAAGGCCCGCTCGGCTGCAACCTGCACATCGACTGCCCGGTGCCGGCCTCGTGGTCACAGAAGAAGCAGCGCATGGCACTGGCCGGCGAGATCCTGCCGACGACCAAGCCCGACGCCGACAACGTGCTGAAGGCCGTGTACGACGGCTGCAACGGCGTGCTGTGGCGCGACGACGTGCAGGTGGTTGACGGGGCGCAGCGCAAGCGCTACAGCGCCACGCCGGGCGTTCGCGTGGAGGTGTGGAAGCTGTTCGACGTGGCGCAGGCGGAACTGCAGGGAGCGGCGGCGTGACTCCGCGCCTCCTCAAAGCCGAGGGGTGGTGGCTGTGCGGCACACCGGTACCCGGCAAGCCCGGAATGCTCGACAGCCGCGAGCGCATCGGGCTGGGTGCGTCGGCCGCCGAGGCGTGGTGGCGCTGGGCGGCTGGCACGCCGCGCAGGCTGCAAGCGCTGATGAGGTGCCGATGAACACCCCGAACCGCCCCGAGGGCTGGGTGCGCGGCTGCACCGGGAAGTGGGGATTCAAGTCCCACGGCCACGCCCAGCGCGTCGCCAAGCGCATGCGGCAGAACCGCGAGGCGGTCATCGTCCCGTACCACTGCAAGCACTGCGGCCACTTCCACGTCGGCACCAGCGACGACCGCAACGACCGGCGCGAGCGCAGCCGCCGCAGGAAGGCCGCCGAGTGACCGGCATCCAGCGCCGCCGCGCCCAACTGCAGGCCCAGCAGCGCAAGCGCATCGGCCTGCGCCGCCGCATGCTCGCCTTCTTCGAGGCCAACCCGGACGAGGACATCACCATCGAGCAGCTGGCGGTGAAGTTCGACGCCAAGCCCAGCAGCGTGCGCACGGAACTGCACCGGCTGAAGGGCGAGGGCGCCGTCGGTTGGGCACTGGTGTGGCGGGCGCGGCCGGCAGGCGAGGAAGGGCTGGAGGATCGCCTGCGCCGCGAGCGCCTGGAGCAGGAACGCGCGGAGCGCGAGGGCAGGGCGGAGGCTGAGCCCGAGGACCAGGCCGACCTGTTCGCCGAGAGCTGAAACGCCGCAGCCGCCCCGGCTTCTGCGGCGGCACCAGGAGAACCACCATGTATCACGACGCCCTTGCAAAGCATCAGGCGAACACCTCCACGTCGCTGAGCCGGCTCGCCGAAATCGCAAACGCGAACGCTCCCGTAGCTGTCGACAAGCCGGAGACTGCGGTCGCGCTGGACCGGCTGTATCGCAGTGTGGAGGACGCAAACATGCAGATGGGGGCGCTCATCGACCGCCGGTGCTGCTTCCGTCGCCGCCCGAGAAGGCGGGCACCGATGCCGCCGGCTGCGGTTATGGCTCACAGATCGCTGCCCAGATCGCCGGCGCAACCGAGGGTGTCGAGTCGCTGCGCCGCCGCATCAACGACGCGCTCAACCGCTTGGCGGTTTGAACCCGCTGACGTTATGAATCCGTGACGCGTGGCGTGGGGGCAATCCCTACATTCCGCGCGTCATGCCCCGCCAGACCTCCAAACCAGCGCTCACCGACAAGCAGGCACGCTTCGTCGCCGAGTACCTGGTCGACCTCAACGCCACGGCCGCCGCCAAGCGCGCCGGCTACAGCGGCACGACGGTCAAGAACACCGCCTACGAACTGCTGCACCGGCCGCATGTGCAGGAAGCGCTCACCGCCGCGATGCAGGCGCGCGCCGCGCGCATTGGCGTCACGGCCGACCGAGTGCTGCAGGAACTGGCCCGCGTCGCCTTCTTCGACGCCCGCAAGCTGCTCAACGCCGACGGTTCCCTCAAGGCCATCACCGACCTGGACGACGACACGGCGGGCGCTCTGGCTGGACTGGACGTGCTGGAGGAGTTCGCCGGCAGTGGCGAGGACCGCAAGCTCATCGGCTACACCAAGAAGGTCAAGCTGCCCAACAAGGTCGAAGCGCTCGGCCTGGCCATGAAGCACCTGGGCATGCTGCGCGAGCGCGTTGAGCACAGCGGCCCCAACGGCGGCCCGATCCCGGTGGCGCGCCAACTGAGCGACGCCGACCTGGAAGCCATCATCCTGCGGGGCCGCGATGCAGGTAAGTGAGACGGAAGCCGCCCGCGAACTGCTGCTGCGCCGGCGCATGCGTGCCAGCGTGGTCGAGTTCGCGCACGCGGTACCAGTGCCGGGCCGGCCGGTTTCGGAGGACGAGGGCGCCGAGTTCCTGCCGGTCGAGACCTCTCTGGCTGCGCATCACCGCCTGTTGCTGGAAGCCCTGCAGCGCACCATCGAAAAGCCGCATGGCCGGCTGATGGTGTTCATGCCCCCGGGCAGCGCCAAGAGCACGTACGCCTCGGTGGTGCTCCCCTCGTGGGCCATGTGCGCCAACCCGGGCCGCAAGGTCATCCTGGCCTGCTACGGCGAAGACCTCGCGCGCAAGCACGGCCGCCGCTCGCGCCAGCTGTTGCGCGAGCCCATCGTCGCCAGCACGTTCGGCGCCACGATCAGCGCAGACAGCAGCGCCGCCCAGGAGTTCGCGCTGTCCAACGGCAGCGAGTACCTGGCCGCCGGCATCCTGTCGGGCATCACGGGCAACCGCGCCCACATCATCGTCATCGACGACCCCATCAAGGGCCGCGCCGAGGCCGATTCCGAGGTGGTGCGTCAGCGCACCTGGGAGGCCTACCAAGACGACCTGCTGACCCGCCTGATCCCTGGCGGTGCGGTGGTGCTGGTGCAGACCCGATGGCACGAGGATGACCTCGCCGGCCGCCTACTGCCCGAGGACTGGGCCGGCCAGTCGGGCGTGATCCGCTGCCGCGACGGCCTCGATTGGGAGGTGCTGTGCCTGCAGGCCAAGTGCGCGGTGCAGCCCGACCCGCTCGGCCGCGAGCAGGGCGCCTCCCTGTGGCCCGAGTGGTTCGACGCTCAGCACTGGGCCACTTTCGAGGGCAACGCACGCACCTGGTCGGCGCTGTACCAGCAGATCCCGGCGCCGGCCGAGGGCATCCTGTTCCGCCGCGACGACATGGTGGAGTTCGATAAGGCGCCCGAGGTGCTACGCATCGTCGGTGCCAGCGACTACGCGGCCACGCCCGACGGCGGCGACTGGACCGAGCACGGCGTGATGGGCATCGCCGCCGACGGCACCCGCTACCTGCTGGACTGGTGGCGCGGTCAGGTGTCGCCCGAGGTGTGGATCGAGCGAGAGATCGACCTCATGCAGCGCTGGCAGCCGCTGAAGTGGTTCGGCGAGACCGGGCCACTGCGGCGCGCCACAGAAGGCCGCCTGCGCCAGCGCATGGTGGAGCGGCAGACGGCCTGCGCGCTGGAGTGGCTGCCGCACGGCGGCGCCGACAAGCCTACGAAGAACCAGCCGGCCATCGCAATCGCCGGCATGGGGCGCCTCATGTGGCCGCGCAACGCCGCGTGGAAGGCCGAGCTGCAGCGCCAGTGCCTCGTGTTCCCTGCCGGCTCGCCGGATGACGGCGTGGACACCCTGGGCCTGCTCAACCGCGGCGCTGATTCGCTTGGCGTGCGCCAGAAAAACACCCTCGACTTCTCCACGTCCGCCGCCGCGGGCGCGCGCCTATGACCGACATCGTGAAAGAAGCCGGCGAGCGCTACCGCGAGGCCATCGACGCCACGCGCACGCAGCGCCAGCAGATCGAGGAAGACCTCGCGTTCACCGACCCGAGCGACCCCGACCAGTGGGATGCGGAGGAAAAGCGCCAGCGCGAGACCGACCCCGGCGGCGCGCGACCATGCCTCGTGTTCGACCAGGTGGGCCAGTACATCAGCAACGTGGCCGGCCAGGTCGAGCAGCGCCCGCCGGCCATCCACGCCATTCCGGTCACCGGCGGCGCGGTCAAGAAGGTCGCCGAGAACCTCGACGGCTTCTTCCGCCACATCGAGCACACCAGCCGCGCCCAGCAGCACTACGCGACCGCACTGACCAGCGCCGCGCGCGCCGGGGTCGGCTACCTGATCGTGCGGCCCGAGTACACCGACCGCGCGCTCGGCTACCAGGAGCCGCGCATCAGCAGCGAGGGCGACCCTCTGCGCGTGGTGCTGGACCCGTTCAGCGTGGAGAAGGACGGCAGCGACGCCACGTTCGGCCAGCTGCTCACGCCGATGTCGCATCGCGAGTTCGAGCGCCGCTGGAAGGGTGCCGACAAGGTGAGTTTCGGCGACAAGGATCACCGCACGGTGGACGAGCGGCAGGAGATCCTGACCGCCGAGGAGTGGCGGCTGGTCGACGAGACCGTGAACATGATCTTCTGCGTGGACCTGGCCGCCGCGCAAGCGTCCATGCAGCAGGGCGTGCAGCCCGAGGTGTTCGCGCTGCCCGAGGACGAGTTCTGGGATGCGCAGAAGCAGGGCCGCGTGGTCGCGCAGCCCGACAGCGCCGGCCGATCCAACTACACCGACAAGCGCCGCAGCGTGAAGTGGGTTCGCCTGTCGGGTGCCGGCGTGCTCGACAAGGAAGTGGACTACCCGGCCAGCGGCATCGGCATCGTGCCGGTCTACGGCTACGTGGGCCACCGGGACGGCCGCATCACGTACTGCGGCATGGGCCGACGCGCGCGCAGCGCCCAGCAGGCCTACAACTTCCACCAGTCGGAAATGCGGGTGCTGCTGGCGGACATCGCCAAGGCGCCATGGCTGATGCCTGAATCGGCCTTGGCGGGTCAGGACAACATCAAGCGCCTGTGGGACCGCGCCAGCGTGGAGCGCCGGGCCTTCCTGCCCTACGTCGATTGGGACGAGGCCAACCAGCGGCCCATCGCCCCGCCGTCGCGCGTTCCGCTCTCCCTCGACCTGCGCAACCACATCATCGGCAGCGACCGCGCCGAGCGCGACATCCAGGCCTCGCTGGGCATGTACCAGGCCAACCTGGGCGCGCCGTCCAACGAATCCAGCGGCATCGCCATCGAGTCGCGCAAGCAGCAGGGCGAGGCCTCCACCGCCAACTTCCCCTCGCACCTGGCCGCCTCCCTGGGGCAGGTCGGCAAGCTGTGCGTGGAGATGACGCAGCGGCTCATCGACACCCGCCGGCAGGTGCGCATCCTCGGCCTGGACAGCACGCCGGGTCACGTCACCATCGACCCGAAGGGCGAGGCGGTCAAGGAAACACCGCAGGGCATCAGCATCAACCCGAACGTCGGCAAGTATGACGTGCGGGTGGTGATCGGCGCCAGCTTCAGCACGCAGCGCCAGCAGGCCCAGGCCGCTTACACCGAGATGACGCGGGCCAACCCGCAGCTGATGCCGGCCATCGGCCCGCTGTGGGCGCAGACGCTGGATGTGCCAAACGCCGACAAGCTGGCACAGGTGCTCACCGCGGTGGCGCCGCCCGAGGTGCGCGCGATCCTGCAGCCGGAGAAGCAGCAGGCCACCACCGAGCAGCTGACGGCCGAGAACCAGCAGCTGAAGGCCGCCCTGGAGGAGGCCATCCAGCACGCGCAGGAGTCGATGG